TGAAGAAGACATGCTCAGCAAGGTCAAGAAAGACTTGACACACTATCTGGACCGACTAGAAAAGAAAGTGCGTGTTGATCGCGCATTAAAAGACAAGGCCTTGGATGCTGTGGAAAAACGTCAACCTGAAGAAATTGAAGAGTTTGCACCAAGTGATGACGATGATCAAGGGCCTGACGAAGAAGAAATCTTACGTAGACTGGCTGCGATGTGGTGGAACGGCACAGAACAACAAATGGCCAAGGCTCAAAATACTCTGGCCGCAATGGGCTGGGAAATTGGACAAGACGAATCCGGCGATGATGATGCAGGTGTGTTCTTGGTACAAGCCGGCGACGTCAATGGCAATAGTTATATGGCGTTTAATCACAGTGATTTAGATTTGCTAGATGAACTTGATTACTCTGCTTCGTCTGGTACTGCGGCACAACCAACTGCTAATCAGCAGGCACAAGCCGCTGGCAATGCCATCAAGCAATTTACCCCTCAATTGGTCAAAGGTGTTGCTGCTGATGTGAGAAAATTCAAAGGCCAAGACCCAACCAAAGATCCTGCATACGCTAAATTGTCCCCGGCACAGCAACAACAGTATCTTCAAGCACAAAAAACCATTGATGCCGCTGATGCAGATGAATTAGAAAAGTTTGATGCTAATCAAGCGGCATCAAATATTCAAGGAATGGCCAAATCTGTGGTCAATCCAGCCAACATGCCTGATGTCACTTTGAAACCAATACAGTATGCTGATGGAGTAGCGCCGAGTGCCCGTAAAACAGCGGCCGATTATCCTCCGGCTACTGTTGGAGGCAACCCAGCCGCAACACCGGCTACTACACCACCGGCTACTACACCACCGGCTACTACACCACCGGCTACTACACCACCGGCTACTACACCACCGGCTACCTCTGCAACAACGCCCGATACACCTGCTGCCACGTTTGAGATGGCTGACGGCCTAGCCCTGGAATGCTGGGGAGATGATCACCAAGGTTATGAAATTCGTCATGGAGAAAAGACTTTGCCCAGTCGTTTCCGGAACCTAGATGATGCCGGCATGGCAGTAAAACTGTACCAGGCTCGACGCCGAGCACAACAACGCAACTCGGATGCGGATTACATAGAAGAACGATAATATGCTGATCAACGATTTATACAATAACAAAAAGCCCAATCTCTCAGAAGGTGTGGAAGATCAGGTAGTGTTCTCAGGCACAGGTGCCAATGGTGTCAAATATGAAATCATCCAATCTGGAGATGACTTTATGATCCACGCCAATGGTAAGCACATTGATTCTTATGGTAGTCTACAAAGAGCAATCAGTGTGCTCAAGAACGAAGTACCAGGGTTAAAGAAAAGCATGGCAGAAGGCAATCCAGTGCCTGGGCAAAATTTCACAACCGCACAAGGCCAACAAATGAACTGGAATCCAACCAGCAAGAGTTGGCAACAACAGGCTCCAGTCACACCAAATGATCCTTACACAAATATAAGCAACAAACAAACGATGAACACCAAAGATGTAAATGGTACCCCAACAACATCTTATTCAAGTACTACAGTGGCAAAAGATCCTGCAACTGGAAAAACACAAACCATGACATCAAATGATCATGGTTCTTTTTTAAACGGAGTAGATGAAGATCAATTAGACGAAGTTAGTTTAGGCGACTATCGTAAAAAAGCACAATTGAGCAAAGCCACATCCAAGATAGACCGATTCTTTGGTCGTGATGATCCTGAAAAAGTTGCTGCTGCCGATCGAACCATTGCCAAAAGAGAACGGGGCATGGCACGTGCAGATGCCAGAATCAAACCATACACAGCACCTCCAGTAGATCAGGACAAACAACGACGCGATCTAGCCGACAAGTATCCCAACATTGATGAGTTGGTTCGTCAAGCCGAACTGCGCAGAGATCCTAACTATGAGTATGCAGATGGACAGGCCTACTACAATGGTCGCGATGCTGAACACAAATATCACAAACTCAAGCAAATTCAACGCATGATACGTGGCGCAGAGTTGGACGAGATGGATTTTGGCGGTGTAGGTCAAACCACAGATTCAGCCACCGGCGATGTGACCACAAGTTTTAATCAAGGTCCAGTATCTGTGTCACAAACCAAAACACCAGGTGGCTACACAAAACAAACTGACCAACAATTCAATTTAGGTACAGCAACCATGGGAGTTAAAACTACTGGGCCCAATATTGGCGCAGGTCAATTGGCCGGAACCACCACTGCTACTGCAACCAACAATCAAACTGGACAGGCCAAACAGCAAGTCAGAGGAGTTGGCTTCGGCGGCGCTACCGGACCCAATGTAGGCAAAAATTATGTGGGTGCTACCAACGATGAATTGGCCAAACATGCTGCCGACAGTTTTATGGGTGCCAATGAAACCATAGACCGTATGAAACATCTAGCCGGCATCAAACCTGCCGGATAACCGATCACACCTACCTTAGGACCGTGTGACCCGGCTGCTGGGTGAACTGAGCGATTCGCTACCGTGATGTTCAAAGTGAGCACATTCCCATTGACAATGCCAAAATTTGTGTTATACTAGTGTTTTAGGAGTACACATGGATACCAAAACATTCAACGGCGAACAAAAGATCAAACTCACCCAAATTATCAACGAAGGTATGGCCGTGATGCACGAAATTGACACATTGCAAGGCGGCTTGACCGATACCATCCGGGCCATTGCAGAAGAATTGGAAATCAAACCAGCTGTGTTGAAAAAAGCCATCCGCGTGGCACACAAGGCGGAATTTGGCAAGACCAAACAAGATCAAGAGCTGTTGGAAACAATTCTTGAAACAGTGGGCAAGACGCTATAAATATTGCTTTCAACAGCAACGAGTCGTTCACGCTACGAACATGTATCAAGGCCCAACCGGCCACAAACGGAGACCAATGAGTTATATTGACGCACTATTTGATCGTGAGCACGATCGCATTCACGTGGTAGAACGCAGAGACGGCAAGAGGCAGTACAAGGAATATCCTGCCAATTATGTGTTCTACTACGACGACCCCAGAGGCAAGTTTCAGAGCATTTACGGCACACCTGTGTCAAGATTCAGCACACGCAACAACAAAGAGTTTCGCAAAGAAGTTCGAGCACAAAGCGGGCGACAGATCTACGAATCGGATATCAACCCCATATTTCGTTGCTTTGAAGAAAACTACAAAGACCAAGACGCACCCACACTGAACACAGCGTTCTTTGACATTGAGGTTGCGTTTGATCCAGTGCGTGGATTTTCGCCTGTGGAAGATCCTTTCAATCCCATCACTGCCATATCGGTATATTTGAATTGGTTGGAGCAACTGGTCACACTGGTGGTGGCACCGCGCTACATGAGTCCCGAGACTGCTCGTGAGATCTGTGGGGAATTTGAAAACACTGTGCTGTGTGAGTCTGAAACAGAAATGTTGAAGATGTTCCTGGACCTGATTGATGATGCAGACATCTTGAGTGGTTGGAACTCAGAAGGCTATGACATACCCTACACCATAAACCGTATCACTCGAGTGCTCAGCAAAGACGACACTAGACGTTTTTGTTTGTGGGGACAGTTTCCCAAGAAGCGCATGTTTGAACGCTTTGGTGCTGAAAACGAAACTTACGACTTGGTGGGTCGTGTGCATATGGACTATATGCAACTGTATCGCAAGTACACTTATGAAGAGCGACATAGTTATAGTCTGGATGCCATTGCTGAGTACGAGCTGGGTGAACGTAAAACACAGTTTGAAGGCACACTGGATCAGTTGTACAACCAACACTTTCGAACCTTTATTGAATACAACAGGCAAGATACATTGTTGTTGGACAAGCTGGACAAAAAACTGCGCTTCTTGGAACTGGCCAGCGAACTGGCCCATGCTAATACTGTGTTGTTGGCCACCACAATGGGTGCTGTGGCAGTGACTGAACAGGCCATCATAAATGAAGCACATGAACGTGGCATGGTTGTGCCCAATCGTCAACAACGACTGACAGACGAGGACACACAGGCTGCAGGCGCTTATGTGGCATATCCCAAGAAAGGATTACATGAGTGGATTGGGTCCGTGGACATCAACAGTCTATATCCGTCAGCAATTCGTGCGCTAAACATGGGACCAGAAACCATCATAGGTCAACTGCGTCCTGTGATGACTGACCGATACATCCGGGACAAAATGGCCAAAGGTGATTCATTTGCGGCTGCATGGGAAGGTGTGTTTGCTTCGTTAGAATACACAGCAGTGATGGAACAGCAACGTGGCACCGAGATCACCATAGACTGGCAGAGTGGTGAAGAGACTGTACACTCAGGCGCTGAAATTTGGTACATGTTGTTTGATTCAAATCAGCCTTGGATTTTAAGTGCAAATGGCACCATATTCACCTACGAAAAGAAAGGTGTTATTCCTGGCTTGTTGGAACGCTGGTACGCAGAACGTAAAGAAATGCAGGCCAAGAAAAAGGAGGCCAAAGATGCCAAAGAGATTGCTTTTTGGGACAAACGACAACTGGTCAAGAAGATTAACCTCAACAGTTTGTACGGTGCTATTCTTAATCCTGGTTGTAGGTTTTTTGACAAGCGAATTGGCCAATCAACTACCTTGACTGGTCGAAGCATTGCCAAGCACATGGATGCGTATTTGAATGAGTGTATCACAGGTGAGTATGACCACGTGGGTCGGGCAGTGATCTATGGTGACACAGACTCGTGTTACTTTTCAGCATGGCCAGTGCTGAAACAAGAAGTTGCTGAAGGCCGCATGGCTTGGTCAAAGGAAATCTGTATTCAGTTATACGATAGCATTGCTGACCAGGTGAATGACTCATTCCCAGCATTCATGGAACGTGCATTCCACTGCCCCAGAGACATGGGCGAGTTGATCCGGGCCGGTCGTGAAACAGTGGCTGACCGTGGTTTGTTTATCACCAAGAAACGCTATGCTGTCAACGCCATTGACATTGAAAACAAACGACTAGACGTCAATGGTGCCATTGGCAAGACCAAGGCCACTGGCTTGGACTTGAAACGAAGTGATACACCCAAAGTTATTCAAGACTTCCTGTTGGAAATTCTAAACAAAGTGCTGGCTGGCGCCGAACGTGAAGAGATCATTGAGCGTGTGCGTGAGTTCAAGTATGAATTCAAAGAGCGACCAGGCTGGGAAAAAGGCAGCCCCAAGCGTGTGAACAACTTGACCAAGTACGGCAAGGAAGAAGAACGCTTAGGCAAAGCCAACATGCCAGGGCATGTGCGTGCGGCATTGAATTGGAACAACCTGCGACGAATGAACTCAGACAACTACAGTATGCAAATTGTTGATGGCATGAAAACCATTGTGTGCAAGTTGCGAAGCAATGCTCTTGGATGGACAAGTATTGGCTATCCCACAGACGAAATGCACTTGCCACAGTGGTTTAAAGATTTGCCATTTGATGACTCAGAGATGGAAGCCACTGTGGTGGATCAAAAGATTGACAACTTGTTGGGTGTGTTGGACTGGGACTTGGCCGCAGCCACCAACACAGAAAACACATTTACATCGCTATTCTCATTCGAATGAAACTCAGTGAACTTGTTGGCTACTTGAACTTGTTGGAAAGCAATGCTCTTGCTCCTGACTATCATGCGGCTGTGAGAAAGTTTCATGAGATAGGACATGTAGTTGCCAATCATGCTGTGCAGATTGACGAGTACGGTAGTGCATTTACTGAAAAAATCAATGCTATTGCTCGTGAGTTTCAACATGCACAAACCGCACTAGACAATCTCAAAGCCAATGTGCGTGAACAAATTGCTGAACTAGAACCTGCACAGTATCAAGCCAGTCAGCGACTGTACGAAGAAGAAATGTGCTATGAAACCAATGAGTATATTTTGAATCGTCGGCTCAGCATTGATCCTGACAGCCGACTGTTGCTCACAGGACGACTGCTACAGTACACAGACTGGCGACTGCCTGGATTGATTATTCGTCCCGGGCGTGAAAAGTTCATTGAAGACCTGGTGCCGCTGGATCCATTGTATGTAATAGATCAGCATGAAGAATTACTGAATCCTGCTATTCAAGCATTTACCCCAGAATATCAACGCCGATTAAGACCGTATGTGATCAACGACTATGAACATGTTGATGCACTATGGCAATTGCCTATCAATCAATATGGGTTAATATTTGTCTACAACTACTTCAATTACAAGCCTATGAAAGTTGTACGTCAATATCTTGACAGCATGTTGACCAGACTACGTCCTGGCGGTATTGCTATATTCACATTCAACGATTGTGATTGGGCACACGGTGTAGCATTGGCTGAAAAGAGTTTTATGTGTTACACCCCCGGAAGAGAAATACGAGCCTATTGCGATCAAATTGGCTTTGAAATTCTTTCAATAAATCGCGGACTAGGCGATCTTGCATGGATGGAAATACGTCGACCTGGCGAAATTGAATCAATTAGAGGCGGGCAGAGCCTGGCCAAAATAATTGCAACTTAGTAAAAAAATCTATATAATCATACAACATAGGAGTATACATGAGAGATTATCTTAAAGACTTGGTAGAACACACACACGATCTTGGCTGTATTGACTTGATCAAAATCACTGGCGATGACAAAGCCACAGGCATTGTGGGCGTGGCTGAAGATTTGAGTGTGGTGCTGGAAGGCGAATTCAAAAATCCACATCCAGATTTTATTGGCACATTTGGCATGCCCAACTTGAACAAATTGAAAATTTTGTTGAATTTGCAGGAATACAAGGAAAATGCCAAACTCAAATTAACAAAGAAGGCCACGGGTGCGCCTGATGGCATTGAATTTGAAAATGCTGGCGGAGACTTCCGCAACACATATCGCTTTATGGCAGCAGAGATTGTAAACGACAAACTCAAAACACCCAAGTTCAAAGGTGTAACATGGCATATTGAATTTGAACCTACTGTGGCTGCTATTCAAAGACTGCGGATGCAAGCACAGGCCAATGCTGAAGAGCCCAACTTCCAAGCCAAGACCGAAAACGGTGATTTGAAGTTTTTCTTTGGCGACCACTCAACACACGCAGGCAACTTTGTGTTTCATGCAGGTGTGAATGGACAATTGAAACGTGCTTGGTCATGGCCGGCTCAACAGTTTATGGCCATCATGGCGCTGACTGGAGACAAGACCATTCGTATCAGCGATGATGGTGCTGCCAAGATCACAGTGGATTCTGGTGTGGCTGTTTACAACTACATTTTGCCTGCACAAAGCAAATAATGGAAACAAAATTACGAACCTTGGCTAGAGCAGTTATCTGGCGCATAATTGCCACAGTTATTACAGCCATATGGTCTGGATGGAATGCCGCCATCATTATCAACATAATTTTAACTGTGCTTCATTACGCACATGAAAGAATTTGGTTAAAAATCAAGTGGGGTCGAATTGCAAGATAATCTAACAGCCAAGCAAAATGATTATGCTGTGTTCTTACCAGCCATATCAGGTTTCTATGCCACGTTCATAGGCAAACAACGCAACGAGTCGTATGTGGATCCTGCACGTTTTCCTGCAGGTCTCACTGACATGGAACAAATGAACTGGCTCAACAGCCAGAAAGCATTGTTTCCATATCGATGGAGTTTGTATTCCGGTGGACATGCCAACTTGGACTTGACCAAGCAGGACTGGTCAGAGGACATGGTTCGTAATAGAGAGCCTGGCACATTTGTGTTAGGCGACTCTGGCGGATTCCAGATTGCCAAAGGCCTGTGGGAAGGCGACTGGAAGGCCAACTCAGGTTGTGCCAAGGCTGAAAAGAAACGCAGTTCTATCTTGAAGTGGCTGGATACTATTTCGGACTACGGCATGATTCTTGATATTCCCACATGGGTTATTCACGACAAGAAAGCCAGTGATGCTTGTGGTATTCGAACACTTGAAGAAGCAGTGGATGCCACCAAGTTCAACAACGAATACTTTATGGCTCATCGTCGAGGAAAGAAAAACGGTGGTGCCAAGTTTCTAAACGTGTTGCAGGGCGACAACCACACATCAGCAGAAACATGGTATCAAACCATGAAAGAGTACTGCGACCCTGCAAAGTATCCAGACACACACTTTGATGGCTGGGCCATGGGTGGACAGAACATGTGCGACGTTCATCTTGTGCTGAAAAGATTGATCGCACTCAAGTATGATGGATTGTTGCAACCTGGTGTGCATGACTGGATGCACTTCTTGGGTACTTCAAAGTTGGAATGGGCTGTGCTACTCACCGTGATTCAAAGAGCAGTTAGAAAATACGCTAACCCCGAATTTACTATCTCCTTTGATTGTGCCAGCCCATTCCTCGCCACAGCCAATGGACAAGTTTACTTTGAAAATGTGTACGAGCATGATTCAAAGTGGAGTTATAGAATGGCTCCTAGTGCAGATGACAAGAAGTATGCCACAGACACACGCAAGTGGCGAGACGGAGTAATTGCCGATGGCATTTATCCACGCTGGGAAGATAGCCCGATCAGCGATATGTTAAAGATGAAAGACATCTGCATCTATGCACCAGGCGATCTAAATAAGAATGGCAAAGAAGGCAAGACATCGTGGGACTCATTCTCATATGCATTGTTAATGGGCCATAATGTTTGGATGCACTTGACTGCTGTGCAAGAAGCCAATAGACGATTTGATGCCGGAGAACATCCTGCTATGATGCGTCGACAAGGCGGAGACTATGCCAAGTTTGAAGATATTGTGGAAGCCATTTTTGCCGCACCCACACGTGAGGATTCAGAAGCCATTATTGAGAAATACAGCAATTATTGGATGGAGATTGTGGGCACACGTGGTTTCAAAGGCAAGAAAGCCATGAATGCACGTACACAATTCAATGCACTGTTTGAATACGAACAAACTGAACAAGAAGATTTTGATTCTAGTAAACTTGATAAATTGGAAGCCACAGTATGAACAGAGTAGGACACGATGATGTCAACTTCTTTACCGGAACAGAAGTAGAACGCACACCAGCATTTGGTCGACGAACCTTGTTCGTTGTGGGTGTGCAGCCAGTGGACGCTATTGCCGCCAAGTTAGAAGATGTAGACCAACACATCTTCTTTGGTGCCAATCACAGTTTCAATCCTCAGTCTCCAGAAGAGTGGCGTGAGTGGGAAAAGATGATCACGTACTTTTTGGAACGTGGTCGCTTGTGTACCTTGGACATTCCCATTAGTGCAGTGGAAGAATTTAATGATGGCGGCTTGTGTGACTTCCGCAACTTTATTCCACAGATTCGAGTAAGTGTACCGTATACAAAACTGTGGAATTATAATACAATGTTAAAAATAGATGACAAGGACTTTGACGCTACCAATCCCGGCGTCTGGTGCCACAGTCTACACAGCCTAATGAGCCGTGAGACTTTTACTAGTTGGGATGACTACAAGGAAGATCAACCACTATGAAATGGTTAGACAACTGGATATTACGACGTGCCAAGCGCATTAGACAACGCAATGAAACAATATTATCAATAGATAAATTATCAACTGGTCTCTCTAATAGCAACGACGATCGACCCAGTATTGGCAGTAGCCGGCACAGAATGAACTTTACTGTGTATCGTGCCAATGGTGGTGTGTTGGTAGAAGTCAACAGATATGATGAACGCAAGGACCAACACTACTGCGAGTTGCACATCGTCACACCAGATGAAGACCTTGGCAACGCCTTGGGCAAGATTGTGACATTTGAAGGATTGAAATCATTATGAATCAAGAACAAAGAGCCACAGTGGATCGGGTGATGGAAAAAGCACAGCGACAAATTTGGATTACCTGGCAAAAAGAAGGCATACATAAATACCCAGCTGCCTTGACAGATCCTGCACTTGCTGATGTACAATTTCTTGGTTATCCTCATCGTCACATGTTTCATTTCCGGGTGTGGATCGATGTGTTCCACAATGACCGGGACCTGGAGTTCATCCAATTCAAACGATGGTGTGAGTCGCTGTATAGTGGTCAAGGTGCCGTTCTAAGTCTTGACCACAAAAGTTGCGAGATGATGGCAGACGATCTATATACTCAGATAGCTTCACGCTATCCAGGACGTCGGGTGCATATTGAAGTCTCTGAAGACGGAGAAAATGGCGCACTGATCCGATACGAACTTACTCAACCTCTCAACAACATTGTCATCTAATGAGATCTCATAACCACTACCATCCTGTTGATACGCTCATTCCAATCGAAATATCTGGTATGGAGTATTTTGGAACTGAACAATACCTTGAAGATGTTGAAACTATTGTCAATCGCGAAGTTAATTCTTATCAAATTTTAGGTAGATTAAATGGTATGTGGGAAGGCGAGTTAGATGATGCTGTAAAAACTGCAACCAAAGTGCTGTACTGTGATAGACTTGAGTTCAAAGATTATCTCTATGAAGTTAAAAATTTTGATAATTTTCCAATTTTAAACAAAATGCCTGAGATTATGGGTTTTGAAAAAGGCAAGTTCTATTCTCAAATACAATTACAACGTCCTGGTTGTATCATGTCCAAGCATTATGATCCTATTGAAATCTTTCAATCATGGTTTGGCGAAATTGAAAAATGTATTAGAGTACTAGTTGCATTGGCCCCATGGGAATATGGTCAATTGATAGGTTTCAACAACGAGATCTTGACAAACTGGAAACAAGGTGATATAATATATTGTGACTTTCCAAATACTTGGCATTTTACAGCCAATTGCAGCTGGCACAGCAGACCACTTCTTCAAGTATCAGGAGTGGCTAATGATGAATTATTGAGTTTGGTAAAAAATAAAAATTACCGCACTTTTGATATTTGATTTACAACTTTTATTACAAAATCTTAGGAGAACAACATGGCAAGACCCACATTCAAACCCAACCCCAAAGTCACAGAAATCTTTGACGACTTGGAAGTATTCCAAGAGTTCTGTCAGGACTATGGATACCGCTACAACGAAGCGGATCTATACAACTTCAAAACTTATGCCTGGCAGCAGTTCAGCAAGTGGCATGCTGGCAAGTATGCCAAGAACATGTGGGATGAGGATACTCGACGCTTTGCAGGATACCGCACATGAGAAAACTATATTACATGGGATTAGAAAGTTACGAGGCCCGTTACACACTACAACTAACAGAGTGGAATCGACGTGTGTTTGACCGTCGAGGCCTGGATGTAGTATATGTGCCTGGTACTACTATTGACAACACACAGAGCATCAGTGTTGGACAAGTACTGGATGCACATGGTCGCAGTTACTTTTCAATGAGCCAAATGATGAACTTGGTTCAACTCATGAAGAATGGCGAAGTAACTGCGGAAGATGTCATCTACTTTGAAGACATGTTCCAACCAGGCATTGAAAGTCTGCCATATATCATGGACCAGATTCCTGCAGAGCAACGCCCTCAAGTTTGGGTGCGCTGTTTGGCACAGGCCATTGACCCTGATGATTTTGTTCATGTGTGGGGTATGGCAGGCTGGATGAGCACTTATGAAAAGATGGTCAACCACTTTGTCACAGGTGTATTGGCCACCAATGAAGAAATGGTTGCTCACATGCGTATTGCAGGTTGGACTGCTCCAATCTACAACATCTCTGGCTTGGCATTTGGCAAGGAAGAAGTGCTGGAACGCATTGGTGGTGTCAGCAACATAAAGCCATTTGAGGATCGTCCACGGCGTGTGGGATTTGCAGCACGTTTTGACCAAGAGAAGCAACCAGGCTTCTTCATGGACTTGATCGACATGTTCCACGAACAAGGTCCAGTGGGTGTGGAGTTTTGCATCTATTCTGGTGGTGCATTGCGTAGCAACAATCCAGAGTATGTGCGCAGAGCACGTGAAATGGAATCTGCTGGTAGACTCAAAATCTATGATAACATCAGCAAGAACGAATACTACTCTCATCTCAACAACACTCGTGTGTTGTTTAATTGTGCGCTACAAGATTGGGTGTCTAACACTTTAAGCGAAGCAGATACACTAGGCTGTAATGTTCTGTTTCCTGCTTATCGCAGTTTTCCTGAAACTTTTGCCAATGACCCTAACAGGCTCTATGTACCTTGGTCAATAGATGATGCCTATCACAAAATGCAGAACCTGTTGCGAGCACCACATCACAACATGGGCTTGATCTCGGACTGGAACAACGGCACAGTTGATCGTGTTGTGGACATTATCACAGGAGCAGGTGAACAGTGGAATCGTGCAGGTAATAGATATCGTGATCACGTAGCACACGAAAAATATCAAGTGGTAAAGGTTGAATCATGACAAAAACTGTTGTTGTTACTGGCGCCGGTGGATATATCGGTGGACAAACTGCGCTGATGTTGGCTGACTTAGGACATCGTGTTGTAGGTATTGACAAAAACAAATGCCCTAAAAGACTGAAATCAGTATTCTACGATTACATTGAAAAAGATTTTGCTCACAAAGATTCTTTAGTCAAACTGCTGATACACGAGCCTAGGGCAATTATTCACTGTGCTGGCAATAGCCTGGTTGGTCCCAGTGTCAAACACCCGGGTCGTTACTTTGAAAACAATGTGGTGAACACGCTGACATTGTTAGACCAAGTGCGCAGAAGCATGCCTAAAACCAGAGTTATTTTCAGTAGCAGTGCCGCAGTGTACGGCGAGCCTGTCATGACCCCTTGTCATGAAGTGGATCCTTGTGAGCCCATATCACCATATGGTGACAGCAAGCTCATGGTGGAAAAAATCATGGCAGCATATCACACAGCCTACAAATTGGACTACGTGGTATTTCGTTACTTCAATGCCTGCGGTGCCGACAGTCGAACACAACACGGACAAGAATCAGGCGCCACACATATCATTGCCCGAGTGTTGGAAGCCTTGAGAGATGATGCAGAATTTACGCTGAATGGCGTAGACTTTGCCACACCAGATGGCACATGTGTGCGTGACTACGTGCATGTGGAAGACATTGCTCGAGCACATGTCATGGCATTGGATGCTGAGATTCCACCAGGCGTGTATAATTTAGGCAACAACAACGGTGTTAGCAACAGAGAAATCATTGCCGCGGCTGAACGGGTGACTGGTCGGAAATTAAAAGTGGTCATAGGTGATGCCAGACCGGGAGATCCGGCTGTGCTCACGGCCAGTGCTGCTAAATTTGGCATGGTTGGCGATGGTTGGCGACAGTTTGAACTGGATGACATGATACAGCACGCCTGGAATTGGTATGTTCGAAAAGATTCTTGAGTTTGAAACTAGATTAGCCAAGTTCACCGGCGCACCATATGCAATCATGACTGATTGTTGTACCCATGCCATTGAAATGTGCATGCGACACGATCGTGTAGAATATTGCGCATTCACCCCATACACTTATTTGAGCATACCCATGCTCATGCACAAGCTGGGCATCAAGTATCATTATGAAGTTGGTAATCCCCCACAATGGGTCGGTGAATATCGATTCAGAAAAACAAGAATCTGGGACAGCGCCAGGCGCTTAGAACAAAACATGTATCGTCATGGACAGATCCAATGTTTGAGTTTTGGACATGATAAACCCTTGCCCATAGGACGCGGCGGTGCCATACTGTTAGACGATGAGGAAGCATATCAAGCAATCCTACGCATGCGATATGATGGTCGTGATCTCTCTGTTAAACCTTGGGTCTCACAACAACAATTTCGAGTAGGCTATCACTACAAGCCCACCATCGAAGAAGCGCAACGCGGGCTCAAACTGTTAAAACGTTACGTCAGCGAACCGCCACGTGAGGTTGAATATCCTGACTGCAGACAAATACGCATAGTTGAATGAGTTGCATAGTTCGTAATAGGCCGGGCATGTTGCGATATGGTGCAGCTCATTACATCACAGATCAAATGTACACACCAGGCTATTGTGAACAACAGATAGAACGTGATTGTGAACGCAGTGGCATCAGCACCAAAGAGTTTGCTGACAGCAAAATAATATTGTCATTCTTAGACGAGGGCTTTGGTCCTGAAGAGATTGCACCACTCACTGACATATTACTACGCACACATCCGGACCGATTCATGGTGCTGTTCAATGCACACACGGATGTTGTCCGATTACCATATCCGGCACAGTGTTTTACCGCTTGGTTGATAAATCGAAATGAATATAAGTTGGATCAATTCAATTACAATTTTGATATTGCTCTTGATCGTAAATTTTTGTGTTTGTTACGCAGACCCACTTTAAATCGAGCACGACTTGCACGATTTTTGTTGTACAACATAGGGTTAGACAATGTACGATTAAGTTTTGGCAGTGGCGCACAGGGCGGACTGGAACAGTATTCTAGCATAGTAGGCTGTGATTTGCCACTGTTGGTAGATGGTGTGCTGACAGATAGAGTGCAGGAGTTTGACATAGCCAATTCTTTGTTCAATTCCTGTTTGTTCAACATAGCAGCAGAGACCAGCAGTCAAACCGAAACAAATTGGCGCAGTGTGTTCCTCACTGAAAAGACTTGGAAGGCCATAATGCAACGACAAATACCCATATGGGTTGGTGTGCCTGGTCTAGTTAATCAGGTCAAGGCCTTGGGATTTGATACATTTGATGATATTGTGGATCACAGTTACGACAGCGTACTAAATGAAACTCAAAGACACCAAACGGTGTTCGATCTAATACAACAAATAAACCAACGCTTCAGTTTGGCAGATTGCCAATCACTGCGGCAACAACTAAAACCCAGATTGCAAGACAATTTTGAGCAATTGTTAACATACTTTCGAACAAACAGACGTGAAGTTTTCAATGCTGTCTTGGAGTTTGATTATTCAACCACTTGACGCTGCAATCTAAATAGTGTACAATTACGCACAGGAGTAAACATGGTATACAACAAAGCATATGAAAGCAACGATGAAGAAGTCGTTGACACAAGTAAAAACTTATCGCAGGTCATTCGCAATAAAATGCGTAGAGACAACAGACGCTTCTGGGCTGGAGATAATGTCAGCGAATACATCACACCTGCAACCAAATCTGCCTTGATCGATGAAGCCACAGAAGCATTTGAACGAGTACTAGATGCGCTGTTGATCGACAGGGAAAACGATCCTAACTCAAAAGGCACAGCACGGCGCTTGGCCAAAATGTACTACAACGAAATAATGGCAGGTAGATATGAACCAGCGCCGGACGCAACCGCTTTTCCCAACGACTCAGCAGACAGATATGAAGGTATGCTCGTTGTTCGTAGTGAACTTCGTAGTATGTGCAGTCATCATCATCAGCCTGTATCCGGTGTGGCCTATATTGGAATCATCGCAGCCTCCAAGCTCATTGGACTGTCCAAATACACCCGTATCGCGCAATGGTGTAGTCGCAGAGGTACCTTACAAGAAGAACTGTGTATTGACATAGCCAACGAGATCATGGCGGCAACTGCATCACAAGATGTTGGTGTGTATATACAGGCCATACATGGTTGTTGCGAGAATCGCGGTATCATGGCACACAGTTCATTGACTCAGACCACTGTGTTGCGGGGTGCGTTCAAAGAAGATGACAGTGTGAAAAAAGAATTCATGGACAATATCAAACTACAACAGGAGTTTGCACCAAGATGACCATAATCACAAACATCACAGGCGAGATTCGATTGCCTTGGGAACCAGGGCTTTTGGAGTGGTTGCAGGAACACTATCCTGCTAGCCAATATAGAGTGGTAGAATTAACTTAAGGAGAAAGAGCATGGCAAAGAAATTAACTAAATTGGACAAAGTAAACGAATCAATCAACATCAACCGTTATGACAACGGCTTCATGGTTGAAGTGGGTGGACGAGACAAAGAAAACGATTGGAAAACCGCCAAAGTTCTTTGTGCTACAGAAGCAGAAATGCTGGACGTGGTCAAAGAGTGGAATTCAATGGAACTTGACTCTTAAGGAACTGTCATGGCTGTCTGGGAACTATCAACCGAATACAAAAAGAACGCAATCGAAGTACAACTGTGGTACAAAGATGGCGTCACTATCAAACGCATTGAAGGTTATCGCTGGGGCACCTTTTACTGCGAAAGCGACGAGCGTCCAGACATTGATCTGCGCAACGAAGGCGACGGCTACGAACTAGCCGACTACGACTGGGAACTGGACAGCTTGGATGATGGTTGCTGGGCCGACTGGGAGTTTCCTGACAGCATGAGTGAAGAAGAACGCACCAAGATTGAAGAAGCCTGGGACAACGAGTGGTACGAAGGCATGGAAGCCCTGGGTTGGAGCAACGACGACACTGAATACTGGTTCCAAGGTCCACTGAAGTTGGTGAACAAGGACACCGGCGAAGAATTCTCAGTGTTGGATGCTGATGGCAATATTAAGCCTGAAGAAGATGCCATATCACAAGAAGAATTAGAAGCCGGCTTGGAAGAACTAAAACGTGAGTTTGAAGAACTCATGGCGGCCGAAGAAGAACCAACATTGACCAACTGGTTCCCTTCGGACGTGAATCCTGTGCGTGAAGGACGTTATCAAGTCAATGACAGCAAAAATCCACACTGGCCGTTTCCTACCTATGCTGAATGGGATGGTAAAAAATGGAGTGACGCTAGTATTGAACAGTGGCGCGGACTGGCCGAAGACCCAAACAAATGAGTGTATGGACTGATTGGGATCCACTAGAAGAAATCATAGTAGGCGACTGCTATGCTCCTGGGACTCTTAATTGGTTTGTTGAATCCGAACTGCAAGATTCATTCAACATCATACTGGCCGAGACTAAACAAGATCTCGATGCGCTGGCAGTCTTACTGCAACAATTGAATGTGCAGGTACACCGTCCACAAGTACACTCTTATCAACACAGTATAGATGTATCAACATTTTCAGCACAATGCCCCACAAGCCCAATAGTGCCAAGAGATCAATATCTAGTATACGGTGATACAGTATACCAAACGTATACTAGTATGACAGATAGATATTTTGACAGTCTTAGTTATTATAATATTTTTCGAAAATTGTTTGATCAAGGGCATAATTGGATTAGTCAGCCACCGCCCAATCTCAGAAACTTGCCACCAGAAAAAAACTGGGGCAATCAAGGGTCGCTGATTTATAATCATCTGTATCACAACCAACTACTGTGGCACACTGCCACAATGTTCAAGTGTGGCGATAGATTGATTACCAATACTACAGGTCCAGGTAGTCAGGCAGGATTAGAGTGGATGCGTAGAAATTTGCCCGCAAACACTGTGATAGAAAACACCAACACCGCCATGCATAACTGGGGTCATATTGATCATGGGTTTTTTATGATCAATGACGACACGGTAATCTGCGTTAATCGTGAGTTTGTTCCAGAATGTTTACGTAACAAAACTATACATGAGATACATCAGTATCTACCTAACGAAACTGTTGATTCTGTTACACCATTAGATTGCCTGCTTGATCCCAGCAAAGGATATTCTCAAGTGGTAGCATTCAATTCTAATGTGTTGGTAGTTGATTCCGAAAATATTATTTTTGATAAACACATGCCCGAACTATTTGAATTTATGAACACAATAAATGTAAAATGTCATATGTCACCAATGCGACACAGAAGTTTTTGGGCCGCAGGCACACATTGTGTGACATTAGATATTCGACGTCGTGGCGAAAAAAGAAAGATTATTAATGAAGTATGAAACATTAACAGAAGCGCAGGTAGCAGGTGTAGCACCATGGGACCGGGTGGTTGAACGACTCACAGACTTCCATGTTGCTGTGTTTGAAGATCGATTCCCTGTTGCCCGTGGTCATTTGTTGTTTGTGCCACAGTACAACACAGATGCTGTAATCTATGACTGTTTTGAAACTGCCATGCGTGAAGGTCGTCGAATGGTTGATGCTGGTGAATGTGATGCATTCAACATAGGCATCAACATGGGCACAGCCGCTGGGCAAACTGTGATGTATCCACATGTGCATCTCATTCCCAGACGACATGGCGACTGTGCTGATCCTGTGGGCGGTGTGCGTGGAGTTATATTTGGCCAAGCCAACTACAAAGCAGCCGGCTATCAAGATCCGGCATAAGTATTTCTTTCAGCGGCCTTTGAGCATCATCCCGCTATACAAATTCTGCTGCCTATGCTAAAATTAACATAGGAGAAAAAGCATGACACCCGTAACTTACAAATATACCAGTACCAAAGAATATCACGATGCATTTCCATGTGCATATCGTCAGTGGCGAGCTGACAGCCACTGTAACTTGATACATGGTTACAGTTTTTCAATGAAGTTCTACTTTGGCACAGACACTTTGGATGTACGCAACTGGGCTGCCGACTATGGCGGTCTCAAAGAACTCAAGTCAGTGTTGGAAGATCAATTTGATCACACATTGTTGGTGTCTCAAGATGATCCAGAATTTGAAACATTCTTGTTGTTGCAGGAAAAGAAACTGGCCAAATTGACCATACTGCCCAGAGTGGGTTGTGAAGGACTAGCAGACATGCTGTACAAATATGTCAACGGTGTGTACATACCCGACTACTGGGGTCCAGGCGAAGCTGATCGCTTGTGGTGTTACCGAGTAGAAGTTCGTGAAACACAAAGCAACATGGCTTTCCGTGAAGGCCATAGAGAATGGAATGAGGATTTATTTGCATGACACCTGAGTACGATATTGCAATGTTGTTGGCCACACGAGGCCGTACTGACAGCCTGGGCCGCAGTGTTCGCAGTTTAATTGAACTGGCTGATCATCCTGAACGACTACAGTTGATGTTTGCATTTGACAATGACGACTCAGCAGGTACTGAATATTTCAAGAACGAACTACAACCATGGCTAGATGAACAGGAACTCAACTACACTGCCATGCAGTTTGGGCGCCAAGGTTATCATAGGTTACACATCTACAACAACAAACTGGCTGAACACACTGATGCTCGCTGGTTGATGATTTGGAACGATGACGCTGTGATGCAAACACAAGGGTGGGACACAGAAATCATGCGGCACGAAGGCGAGTTTAAACTGCTGGCGTTTCATACACATTTGGATCACCCTTACAGTATCTTCCCTATTTTACCTCGCAAGTGGTATGAATTGTTGGGCTACATCAGTCCACATAGTGTACAAGATGGATGGCTGAGCCAGCAAGCATACATGTTGGACATCTGGGAACGCATACCTGTGTGGGTGTTGCATGACCGTGCTGACATTACAGGCAACAACAACGATACTACCTTTAAAGAACGTGCATCACTGGAGGGTCGCCCGTTTGACGAAGCAGATTTTCACAGTCGAACACAGATTGAATTGCGTCATAGAGATTGTGCTAAACTAGCCACATACATGCGAAACAATGGAATCAGTATTGAGTTTTTTGAAAACATTTTTAAAGGCACACAAGACCCGTGGGAGAAGTTGGCCAAAAATGATGTAAACAAACAAATGGTACAGTTTGACAATCCTCATGCACACTTTACCAAGTGATTAAATACTAGATGACTTATAAAATTGCCTTTGTCCAGCCCAACTTTCAACAAGGGCCTAAAGAATTCAACGCCTATTACTTGCCGTATTCAGCAGGTGTGGTATGGAGTTACAGTTATGCTGATGAAAAAATTTGTGAACGATTTGAAGCCACTGATTGGATCTGGCAACGAGAAGCACTAGAAGAAGTATCCCAGCGACTGGCCCGTAATGACATAGTGACTTTCAGTACCTATGTGTGGAACCATCGCTACAACTACGAAGTTGCTAGACGAGTCAAAGAGATCAACCCCAATGCACTGACCATATTTGGTGGGCCAGAACCTGCAATCACTGATCCTGAGCTGTTCCGCAAAGAACCGTTTATGGATCTTGTGATTTGTTACGAAGGTGAAATCACTTTCAAACGCATACTTGAACATTTTGAACTCAAAGACTGGGAATCAATTCCTGGGTTGTTGATCAATAGAAATGGTGAAGCTGTAAAGACTCCTGATGCAGAGCGTATTGAAAGTCTGGAACAAGTGCCCAGCCCATACCTGTCAGGCATCTTTGACCGGATGATTGCAGAGCACCCTGAGATCACATGGCAAGGTACATTAGAAACCAATCGTGGTTGTCCTTATGCTTGTACATTCTGTGACTGGGGCAGTCTCACATACAACAAGGTCAAGAAGTTTGAACTGCAACGTGTGTTTGATGAATTGGAATGGATGGCCAAACGCAACTTTGACTGGATTTCAATCACTGATGCCAACTTTGGAATGTACCCTGAACGTGATGGTATGATTGCTGACAAGATCATTGAGATGCAGGAACGCTATGGTTCACCCCGAACATTCTCAGTGGCCTGGGCCAAGAATCAAAAGAAAGAAGTCATCGACATTGTTAAGAAACTGTTGGATGCACGTGGCTTCAATCAAGGACTCACACTCAGTGTACAGAGCTTGGACCATGACGTACTGGAAAACATTCGCCGCAAGAACATGGAAATGAACAAACTCAATGAAGTGTTTGAACTGTGCGATCAACGCAACATTCCTGCATACACAGAACTGATCTTGGGCTTGCCTGGCGAGACCTTGGAATCTTGGAAAAAGAACTTCTATCACTTGTATGACTTGAATCAGCACACCGGCATCACTGTGTTCCAGGCGCAGTTGTTGGAAAACGCTGAAATGAATCTGTTGCAGAAAAAACTGTTCAAGATCACTAGCCAACCTGTTACAGACTACTTTGCTGGCAGTTACAGTGTGGAACACATTGAAGAAAGCATTGACGTTATCACAGGCACCAAGGACATGCCCACTCCTGTGATGTTGGATGCGCAGATCTTTTCATGGTTTCAGACCACGTTCCACATCAATGGATTTGCCACAATAGCAGCCAGATTTATCAACAAGCATCTGGGCATCAGTTATAATGATTACTACGAAGATTTGTTTGCTTACGCAATGACCAATGAGTGGTTGAAGAAAGAAGAGCAAGAAGCCAGACAATACTTTTTAAACTGGATGACCACTGGCAAAATCAATCATCCCAAGATTGGTGTGGAAATACATGGCTGGAATATCATCCATAGAACTTCAATGAACATGCACCAAGAAGACCGTGTGGATGAATTGTATGATGTGCTGGAAAAGTTTTTGCAACGTTACAACTTGCCTGAAGACTTGTTGATCAGCCTAATGAAACTGCAAAGAAATTACTACATCAAGTACAATGATAGAAACAACTATCCCATGATGTTGGAGTTGGATTATAATCTTTGGGATTACTTGAGTTTTAACCGTCCACTAGAAAAAACTGTAACACAGTATCGCTTGGATTTTCCCGAAGACAAAACCATGAGCTTGAATCGTTTCTTGGAATTGTTTTACTTTGCAAGACGCAGAAACTTTGGCAAAGCCACTGTGGATCTTGTTGGTGTAGAAAACGCCAAAGTAGCACGTCGTGGCGCAGGTGCTGCCAAAGCACAAGGCAGTTTCTCAGTGAAGAAAAAACAACCGGTGGTGTGATGTCTAGGCTGTTTGCGTTTGGGTGCAGTTTTACCAACTATCGTTGGAGCACCTGGGCGGATTGTGTTGCTCCAGAGTTTGACTATTTTGAAAACTGGGGGCAATCAGGTGCTGGTAATCACTACATTTTTAACTCAGTGATGGAAGCAGATCAACGGCATAGATTTGGTGCTGATGATACTGTGATAGTTTGTTGGACCAATGTCATGCGAGAAGATCGCTACACTGATCGCTGGCAGACCTTGGGCAATATAACCACTTGTCCAATATATGATCCAGGCTACGTTCGTGATGCTATCACAGAACGAGGATGTTTGATACGTGACATCGCCTTGATCAAAGCCACCGTCGATTTATTGAACAATCGCACAGGAGTTTGTACAAAACATTTGGCCATGTGTGATGTGATGAATCCCAGACAGTTTGATTATTCGTCTGGCGATCAAGATATTTTTGATTTGTACAGCACTGTTCTAAATAACATCATGCCCAGTTATCAAACAGTGCTGTATCCCACAGGATGGAAACACAGTGATGATCCGCATCCTACCCCTGCAGAGCATTTGGCCTATTTGGATGCAGTATTACCAGGTTGGGTGACAAAAACAGAAACTCGTGTTAAAATAGCACAAGAGACTGCTAATTTACAAAAGACCCGCACAGGCATGAGCACAGTAACAAGACTATAGGAAACACATGAAACTCAAAGTATCAGAATTATTTTATTCGGCGCAAGGCGAAGGACGCTATGTTGGCGTTCCCTCAATATTTTTGCGCATGTTTGGTTGTAACTTTACCTGTTCAGGATTTGGTTGTAAACCTGGAGAGCGGAGTACAGAAGCAGATGAAGTGGCCAAGACTGTGGAGTTGTACAAAACATTCGAAGAACTGCCACTGGTGAACACAGGCTGTGACAGTTATGCATCATGGCACCCAGACTTCAAACACCTGAGCCCCACATACACAGTGGAAGAACTTGTGGACAAAATGACTGCATTGTTGCCCAATGGCAACTGGCTGCAACCCAATGGTAATCCAGTACACCTGGTGATCACAGGTGGAGAACCGTTGTTGGGTTGGCAACGTGCTTATCCAGAATTGTTGGACGTATTGCACGAACGTGGCCTGCGACATATTACATTCGAAACCAATGGTACTCAAGATCTAACTAGAGAATTCCGAGACTACTTGCGCAACTGGTTTGGTGAGATCACCTTCTCAGTGAGTCCCAAACTAAGTGTGTCAGGAGAGAAGTGGGAAGATGCTATCAAGCCTGATGTTGTATGGGACTATGAAACATACGGTGTTACATATCTCAAGTTTGTTGTGGAAAAGATTGCAGACTTTGACGAACTGGATCGTGCAGTGGATGAATATCGCTTGCGTGAATTTGGTGGGCCTGTGTTTGTGATGCCTGTGGGCGGTGTGGTCAGTGTGTACGATGGCAACAGGATCAATGTTGCTGATGAAGCACTACGACGTGGTTACTGGTACAGTCCACGATTACACGTTGACCTTTGGGGCAACGGATGGGGCAAATAATGGGATGGTTTGACCGCTTCAAGAAAAAGCCAGAACCTGTGGTCCGAGAGGAAAAGGTTGTTCGTGTGCCCAAGGCACCCGAAAAAACTGCCAAACAGATTGCCACAGAGAACAACGAACCTTATGTGGCCATTGTGACCATGGACATTGATCCTAACAACTTGCATCAAGGTGCATTCGAACTAGACTGGAATGAAATATTCATTGCACGATTGGTCAAGGCCGGCTACATGATGAAGCCCACAGATGCAGATTCAGACATTGTGGACCGCTGGTTCCAGAACGTGTGTAGACACGTGGTGATGGAAACGTGGGAACAAGAACAAGCCATGCGCAAATCTGTGAGTGGTTATGTGCATACCCGAGACATTGGCGACGGACGTAGTGAGATCAGTTAAGGAAATATTATGATGGATGGAAGACGTGTGGGCTTTACTGCCTCAACATTTGATTTGTTGCATGCTGGCCACATTGCCATGTTGCGCGAAGCCCGAGAAGAATGTGATTATTTGATTTGCGCATTACAAAATGATCCCACTCTAGATCGACCCAACAAGAACAGACCGGTGCAGAGCATTGTGGAACGACAACTGCAACTGATTGGCTGCAAGTATGTGGACGAAGTCTGGGTGTACAATACAGAAAAAGATCTGGAAGACTTGTTGTTGATCCTGCCCATTGACGTTCGCATCTTGGGTGTAGAGTACGAAGGTCGAGAGTTCACTGGACGTGAAATCTGTCACAAACGAGACATTGAATTGCACTTTAATGGTCGTGATCATTCATTCAGTAGCAGTGAACTACGCCAACGTGTGGCCACAGCCGAAGAGTTGAAAAAGAAATTGGAATCCTGGGAACCAGTGGGTGCAGATGACACAGGTGGTCCCAGTCCGCGATGATACTGTACGCCAATGGTTGCAGCCACACAGCAGCCGCGGAAGCGGTTGTGCCAGATGCCTTTGCTAACGACGACGGTTGTTCAGGAATAGATCGACGTCCGCATCCCTTAAATCTAGCAGCCAGTTGGTGTACCAAACTTGCAGAACAATTAAATGCCAACTTGGTGTGTGACGCAGAATCTGGTTCCAGCAATGATCGGATACTTAGGACTACACAGCAATGGCTAGATACTGCTATCGATCTTGCTGATACATTAGTAGTAATACAATGGACCACATGGGAACGAGAAGAGTGGTTGCACAACGGAACCTATTATCAAGTCAATGCCAGCGGAGTTGATTGGGTTCCAAAAGATTTACAATTACGCTACAAGCAATACATAGACAATCACAACTATTGGGCAAAGACTCAAGAATGGTACAAAAAAATCTGGGACTTGCATGTTGAACTTGCGGACAGAAAAGTAACACATTTGTTTTACAATGGTTGGAGCACATTCAGCGATATTCCAGATAAAAAAGATTTTGGTAAAAATTATCTTGGCCCGTACGATCGAGATCTCAGTTACAATTCTGTACTGGTAAACAACGGTTTTGAATGGGTCTCCCCAAATTCTTACCATTTTGATGCCAAAGGCCATTGCTTTTGGGCCAACTATGTGTTACAATACATCAAACAACACAACTTGGTAACCACACATGCGCTATCTACTAATTGACACCAGCAACATGTTTTTCCGTGCGCGGCACCAAGCGCATCGTGCCGCAGACACATGGACCAAACTGGGCTTTGCCCTGCACCTCACCTTGATGAGTGCAAACAAAGTGGCACGTGATTTGGGTGCTGATCATGTGGTATTCGCACTAGAGGGTAGATCTTGGCGCAAAGATCACTACCGGCCCTACAAAGCAAATCGTGCAGTGGCACGTGGACAGATGAGCGAGTCAGAAGCAGAAGAGGACAAACTGTTCTGGGAAACCTATGATGAGCTGACTAAATACTTGTCTACAAAAACCAACTGTAGTGTTGTTCGTTGTGCCACAGCAGAAGCAGATGACATCATTGCACGTTGGATTGCACTACACCCCCAAGACGAACATGTTATTGTCAGTTCAGATTCTGACTTTGTGCAGTTGATTGCGCCCAATGTCAAACTCTACAACGGCATAAACGATCACTTGTTCAGTACCACGGGTGTTACAGACGCAAAAGGCAAAAATTTGGCATTTACTATTGAGAGCAACTCAAAGATCAAAGTTGGCAAGCCAGACGCTAATTTTGTGCCACCTGTGGACTACCAGAAGTGGGTGTTGTTCATGAAGTGTATGCGCGGTGATCCCGGCGACAATGTGTTCTCAGCCTACCCTGGTGTGCGTGTGAAAGGCACAAAGAATCAAGTGGGACTCACAGAAGCATTTGAAGATCGTGACCGTCGCGGCTATGCTTGGAACAATCTCATGTTGCAACGCTGGGTAGATCACGAGCAAGCGGAACACAAGGTGTTGGAAGATTATGAACGCAATCGCACCTTGATCGATCTCACTGCACAGCCCGATGACATCAAAGCTGTAGTAGATGAAGCCATACGTGAGCAGATTAGCCATAGAGATGTGGGCATGGTAGGTGCGCACTTCTTACGATTCTGTGGCAAATATGAACTCACCAAACTCAGCGACTATGCAGATGCCATAGGTCGTTGGTTGAACGAAACATACAAAGGAGTATTGGATGATCGAAGCAAAACCCATAGTGGATAAAAAGTATTGGATCTTAAAACAAGATGATCGCAAAGTAGGTGTGGTAGAAGCCGAAAAGGATGGTTACACTGTGCGCATCAATGATCAAGTTGGTAAATTCAAAACCATTCCCATGGTGCGGAAGAAAACTAATATTGAATTCTCTCCTCCTGAGAAAACCACCAAGCCTGCACCAGATCAAGTGCATGGATACGAAACAGGTTGTAGAGCATTCAACCCCATGTGGGACGTGAAACACCGATTACCACTATTCACAAAAGAAAACAAAAGCAAGTCATGGTATGCCGCAGGTTGGTATGCTGTGAAACAACATCGATCATGGAAACTGATTCGCAACCCAAAATTGATTGTGTTGGAACGTTATCAATATCAAGGACCATTTCATACCCAGGAGGCAGCACGTGACAAATCCCTTTCGTGATCAAGAAAAATTCATGCGGGCCTGCGACCAAAGTGTGGATGCAATGAACGAATCTCAGTACACCATGTACAAGAATTTAATTGCGGAAGAATTCCGCGAACTGCAAGAAGCCCATGACATGGAAGCAGAACTGGATGCGCTGATTGACATCCTCGTGGTCACAATTGGTGCTATTCATTCAGCAGGCTTTGATGGCGAAGGTGCTTGGAAAGAAGTCATGTCCACTAACTTTGCTAAGATTGATAGAGAAACTGGCAAGGTGCGCAAGCGTGAAGATGGCAAAGTGTTGAAACCCACAGGCTGGCATCCACCTGTGTTGTCACCGTACTTGACTAGAAAATGAGTTTACATATACACAGATTTGTTGACTCAGTCAAAGCACATGAAGCACGTGGTCAAAAAGACTTCACCATGCCCATGCGTGATGCCAAAGACTTGCATGCAGACATCACTAAACTGTTGATTACATTGGAACAAATGCGATCACAACAGGCACGTGGCGCAGAAGTTGTAGAAGTGCAGATCACTGGGGGTAGTTTTAAATCTGCATAGTTATTGGCATAAATAAACGTGGAGTTTAATATGTCAAGACCAAAGCCAACAGTGCTGATTGAGCACACCAACAAACAGTCCTACAAGACAGAACAAGTGCTGGCTAGCGAAGGTGTATGGGCAGTGTTCTTTGATACCAAGCCCATCAATCTAAAGACCAGCAACTTGCTCACGCAGTTTCCTGGACCCAAATATAAAAAGGTATCGTTCTCCAACCCCGGACACGCTATCAACCTGGCTCGCAAACTCAACACACAATTCAAAACAGACAAGTTTTCAGTTGTGCTGTTAACGCAAGGGGATAAAATCTATCCCAATGCTCAATAAACTCTCACTCACTCGAGAACTCATAACTCGTTATCCTGATGCTCCTTCTTTAGACAAAGCCATGGCCACTTGGTGGCAGAACATTAGAGATGACGGTGGCTTGAGACTCACATACGAAGGTTTTTATGTGTTTGAGAATTTGTTGGAGCTGGACAGTTATTCATTTGAGCTGCCGGAAAAATTGCTAACTCCAAAGAACTTGATTGCACTAGATCGACGCATGACTTGCCCTTACTACATGGTCAATAACCGCAAACTAAACAAACTGATAATGTTTGGTAGCCGGGAAGCCATGATGGCTGTGTTGCATGGCGACATGCAGAGATTTATCTCAAGTTTAAGTTATTGATTGCACTGTCAAAACGCAATTCCATCATAGTAGCATAATCGTCCAGCAAAAATTCACGCTGTGCATACAGTCTCTCACGGTATGGTGCTAGGTCTATGCGCCCTTGTATGAGATCTTGATTCAACAGTATAGCCTGTTCAGCACGAACATCATTGGACATGGTATCATAACTGACATCCACTAAGTCAGTAAACATGTCGAATCCCAATTCTTCACAGTGTTTGACAATGCCCTGATGTCCTATTACTATGGGTATCTGTTCAGCAGCCATGGCCAACAGGGTTTTCTCCGACACAATTCCTGGTGCGGTTGCATACTCAGTTTCTGTCACAATGTTCACTGCCGCGGCACTGTACACATAATCCAAGTTTATAAAATTGTCAACATTGTTGTAGGTGTATTGAGTGTAGTCGTAGTTGGGCAATCGAATGCGATCATGATAACTCAATGTACCACCAGGCCAGTCTTTTAGTATTTGCATGACTCTGTTTCTGTGATCACACATGCGCCCATTCAGACACTGCCAGGCCTGCGTCTTGGGCTCATCCACAATGTGATGCCATTCCATCCAACGCAGATACAACTGATTCACAAGATCATAGTTGTGATTGCTGAACTCAACCAATCGAATGGGTCCAGTGTAGATTCGATCTAGTCCGTGATTCCAATATGTTACAACCACACGGTCAGCATGTGATCCATACCGCTGTTCTATCTGTTCAAGTTCCAGCACACGGCCATCATGTATGTTGACGAGATCCTGAAAATGCAACAACAAGATGTCTGTGTCAAAGTCGGGTAGGCGCAGATTCCAACCTGTGTGCGTCGAGCGGACACTTTCAAAGCAGTGATAAACAGGGGTAAATGTCACTCCTTTATTGGTCAACGATTGGGCAAATAAAGCACTGTAATCCATAGCGTATTTACAACAGTCAAAAGGTAGTACTTTTGTACTAGTACTTAGTGGTTGACTCGAAATGCTCAAAATGCTATAATACACACATGATGAGAAAGAAACGCACTGATCGAACCCACATTGTGTACACAATCCAAATTGGATTGGAGTACTACATTGGTATTACCGCTAAAACTCAGCGCACCATAAACATGTCGCTTCGTAGCCGTGTTAACAAGCACATCTACCGCGCCCGCACTGAAGACAAGAGCTGGAACCTGTACGAAGCAATTCGTGCCGCAGGTGAAGCCGCTGTAAACTACGCAATCGTGGACATTGTGCGTGGCAAAGATGTTGCACACAAGCTCGAGCGCGAGTTAATACAAAAGTACACACCTGCGCTGAACACTGATGTGCGAGTGAAGCAAAACGGTTGACCAATAATCGCCGTTTTGCTATAATATAGACATACAAAGCAACAAGGAGTCAGCAATGGAACAGTTCAAAAGTTGGGATGAGATGACTGCACTTGAGCAGGCCCGTGAGACTTACTGGGATATGTACAAGGACGCATATGGCGTTCGTCCACGCTGGATTGACACTACTGCTTGGACCCTTGAGGTGTTTGAAGCAGAGTTTGCCAGCCTGGCCACTGCTATTGAGCAGGCTGAAATTCAGCGCAAAGCCGCAGAGGCTGATGCCCAGCATGACTTTGAGATGCGAGTGCAGGGTCTGTTGATGTCGGGTGCCCGGGATCGCAACATGGCCCTGCGTTGGATCCACGAGGCAGAAGGTAGCAACGGTGATGACGAGTACCTGTGTTTCACCCAGGGCTTGCCCTATGGTTATTTTAGAAAGGCAGCATGATGACAATGCCCGCAGGAAAATACTACATTGGTGATTTGTGTTATGTCATGGACCAGGATGAATGGCGCAAACTTTGCGACATCATCATAAAAGAGCCCCGGATTCTCGACGGCGAATTTTATCTGCCCGACGGACGTAAATTTGCCATCTACGGCACTGCCCACGGTGACGGTGAGTACTACGATCAGTACGGTCATACATATTCAGTGGACGCAGGAAGTATTGGTTGCATATTGATGTCAGACATTCGCACCCACAAGTATGACAACATCTTAGACTTGGGTGCTGTGCAAGAGTTTGCTGAGCCGTTTGCGACTGGCTCACAAGGCGGACAACTTGAGTTTGGACATGTTGTAATTGATACTGATCCTGCTTACGATGAGGAGTATGAATAATGTGGTCCTTGGTACTTTTTACTGTGGTTCCTTTTCAACCATTGGAAACTGTGGGCGAGGTTGGCATCTACACTGCATTCAATCAGTGTGTGTATGCACAACACATCACACAACCCACAGCGTCATCAAAAGATCCCAATAGTTTTTTTCTTTGTATAAAAGATTACAAACCCACACATGGAGCGGAATAATGCCTAGTGGAACCAAATATGAGCGGCATCAGAGAGCCATTCAATTTCTAATAGAGACTAAAATAGTTGATTGGGCCGGTCCATACAAAGAGTTTGCTGACAAATTTGGAAAAGATCAAAAATATAAAAACAGCGATCTAATTGTTCTTGCTGGCAAAAAAATTGATTCTTTTGAAATAAAATGTCATAAAGAAGGAAGCGACTGGGGAGAAATTAGTTGGGACCAAGCAGAAAGATTACTCGTTAATGAAAACATGATTATTGTTGAGGATCATGCTGTAAAAGAATTTAAAGGTACAAAATTTGTTAGTGATTTTTGTTATTTTACAAAAAATGGAAGAGTTCATTATAACTATTTGAAACAAAACAAACGAGTCAAAACGCATCAAGTAACAATAGAAAAAATTATTACTGCTAGAAAATTATTTGAGTGATTAAACAACATTTTGGAATTAGATTATGACCACAACAAAATCAGCAATGGGTGTCGAAGGATGCCTGATACGCGGTATCGACGGCGAATATTATTTTCGTGTGTATGATGCTGACCACAATTTTGTAGACTACGATTTGATGCACAGTGATTTGAGCATTACAATCACAGACCCGGATGCGTATTTTTATCGCGAGCCTGGCCGTGATGCTTTGGATCACTCACCTGCCACACTGGGACTAGAATAATGGCTACCAAAATAACAGACGACGATTTTGAATTCCCTGACCGGCCAGTGGAGCCTATTCCGCAAGTGGTTGTGCAGGCCGAGGATTTAAAATTGGGTCCAGCGGTGGTTAAACCATTGTCAAAGTCTTGGGCAGAACAGCATGGGCCACAACCTCCTGGACCAGGCATGCTAGCCTTGGATTTCCTAATTGTTGGTATGTTTGCAGGATCTATTGTGTTGTTTATTCGAGCATGTTCTTGGGCGGTGTTTTCATAGCCCATAAGTACATGCATGGATCAACCACGCAAAGTAATTCCCATACAAACCACTCAAGCACCTGATGTAACTCCAGTTCTTGACAACGATCCGCATGTTAAGATAGCCGAAATGTTTGTGGCGGCTACTCCACCGCTTGGTGTTCGCAAACAAAAAAATCTCACTGAAGTCCATACCACCTACGATGTCACTAGAAAAAATCGTGTGGCATTGATTGTTGCTCCTGAGTGGACCTCGTTGTCACCACCATATGGCATTGCCAGGATGACAGCATTGAGTCGTGCCAGTGGATTTGCAACACGTACCTGGGACATCAATATCTTGACCATGCACGAGGCTGATTGCCGAGAATATTGGAGTTCATATGAGGATTGGAAATGGCTTAACCCTCACTACAGCGAACATATCCATCCGCGAATTGAACCGATACTGCTAAAATACATGCAACAGGTATGCGAATGGGCACCCACAGTGATCGGATTTGGTACTTGGTATACCAATGATTCTTGTACTGTATGGATGGCACGAGAATTTCGTCGGCGTATACCTGGAGTTAAAATTGTATTTGGTGGTGCAAACGCCACACAGATGAAGATAACCGATACGTCAGTGGCCGATCACATTGTCAGTGGCGAAGGTGAATTGTTGTTTGTAAAGATATTAGAAAATTTAGAAAATCCCACAGAACAACTGCCGCACATCCTGACACAAAGCAAAGATCAACGTGTGGACTTGGACAGCATGCCACCAGCAGATTATTCAGACCTTGATGTTAAATTGTACGATAATCAAGGCATCACCAGCGAATTCAGTCGCGGATGCATTGCCAACTGTGTGTACTGCAACGAAACTATATTTTGGAAATTCCGAGCCAGACAAAATCACCGAGTGCTAGACGAAATAGAAATTGTATATCGTCAGCAAGGCATACGCAGTGTACAGTTCATTGACAGTTTGCTCAATGGAAATTTAAAAGAATTACGTGAGTTTGCTGAAGGCCTAATTAAAAGAGGCATACGTGTAAGTTGGGGCGGGTACTCACGCATAGATGGTAAAATGGATCGGGATTTTTGGGCATTATTAAAAAAGAGTGGTGCCAGTGGATTTGCATTTGGTGTAGAATCAGGATCACAAAAAGTTTTAGACCTGATGAAGAAGAACTGCAAGGTTCCTTGGATTGAACAGAATTTTCATGACCTGGGCAAGATTGGATTGCGAAACAATTTTGCCACATGGTTCACAGGCTTTCCTGGAGAAGAGTTAACTGACGTGGCTCAGACCATGACCTTGATGTGGCGACTGCGAAATTCTGGTATGGGATCACAAAGTTCTGGCACTTGCGGCCTTGGAGTAGGAACTCCATTGGATCTTGAACGTGAACGATTTGGAGTAGCCAAACAAGATTGGAGTTGGGGATGGGCAACCCAAGACATGCGCAATACTGTATTTCATAGATTCATGCGATTCAAGTTTGTGAACATATTCCTAGAGCAGTTTAGATTGCACCGCACCGTATACAGTTATACTCAACATCATCAATATCCTGATTTGAAAAATCAATACTCAATCGAATATGATCCTGCTAACTGGGTAGATATGATTCCTTGGGAAAAGGATTTTGATTACGAGATCATCAAAGAGGACATAAACCCAGTGGCCAACACTTTGGTAAACGAGCCTTGGCCACTGTTACGAGTATTTTGGCTGGCCATGGGTGCATACCGGTTCCATGTGGAATTTGAACCCGAACGTGATCTACGAGAATTTGGATATTCTCGTTATCCACGCGGTGGCGAACACCGTTTTTGGGGCACATACGATTTTGAAATAGATGTTAATGGACAATGGACTGCGCATTTTGATACCCGTTTGCAGGCCGATCCTTACCAAGATCAACCCATGAATTTTCATCATGTGTACAACGCCACTGGGTCCTGGGATCGCCCTTTAGAGCAAAATACTTTCGCTATGAATGGTGGCTAAGGCGTTATATATAGTACATGAAACGTGAAATCCTCAACCAAGTTCGCGAGCTGTTGGAACGCAATCTCAGCACCGCAGAAATAGCCCACAGAATGGGCATTGATTTAGATCTAGCCAAAATGGCCATAGACATCATCAATCAACTGTTGACTTAATACAACACATCTGCTAAAATACAGCAACTATTACGAAAAAACCCTATGGAATTTTTACCAGTGTTAGAACTGATTGACCGTTTGTGTATTGCACGAGTCAAACATGCCAGAACCAATGGAGCCAATCAAGTTGAACTGGATTGGTATGAAGAACGAGTGGCACAGTTGGCACAGAGCGCAGAATTAGATCAGGTCATTCAAGCCATGACAGATATCCATCATGCTATCTGGGACTTGGAATGGCAACTGAAATCTGGTGTAGAACAAATGCTGAGTTTACAGGAAATCGGAAGACGTGCCATTGCCATCAGAGATTTCAACAACAAGCGCATTGCCTACAAAAATTCTGTGGCATCAATTTTGGGCCATGCGGTTAAAGAAATCAAGCAGGACCACTTAGCAGACGGTACTGTTGACTATAAATAAATTCTCTGTTATAATACAAACATAGGCCTATGGCGCAATGGTTAGCGCAGTGGACTCATAATCCATTGGTTACAGGTTCGAGTCCTGTTGGGCCTACCAAATTCTGGCGTTAGTATAATGGATAATACAAAGAGCTTCTACCTCTTGAATGTGGGTTCGATTCCTGCACGCCGGACCAGTAAATACAGCATGCGAGTATGGGGGAATTGGTAGACCCAGCGGACTTAAAATCCGCCGCTTGATGCGTACCGGTTCGACTCCGGTTACTCGTACCAAAGGAACTGACATGACTGACCCCAAGATTGAACCACAGCACGAGAGCGAAGGCACCGACGATGACTTCTTTGATGACCTCCGTGGTCAATGGGCCCGGGCAGAGGCTGAACGTAGGCAACAGCCTGAGTTCAAAATCAACAACATGGAATACGACATGAGCCAGAGTGATTGGTTTGTGAGCAAGGTGCGAGGCAGTGATGCCTATGCGCAGAACTTGTATGCCGCGCTGTGCAACAATCAGTTTCAAAAGCAAGATGTTTGGCTGGTGCTGAAAGATGCCTACTGGAGTTGCAGTTGGCGTTATGCTGGCGGACTAGTGGCTGACCTGCAAGATCGAGGCGGCGACTACATGGACTGGTACTGCTCAGGTATTGGTGCCAAGGATGATCTGGACAGCGGCTATGCCAATGAAGGCATTGTCACTGACGAAATCCGTACAGATTTAGCACTCTTGGGATGGGCGGTGTCTGATTACCCCAACATCGAATAATATGACATACAAGCATCGGCCAACCACTCCCAGCTGGATGTATCATCCAGCCAATCTAAATCCAGCAACGTTTTCAACTGTGCAAAAAGAACTGCTGAAATTGTTCTTGATAACCAAAAAAGAAAATCTTGTTCCATATACCAGCACGTTTGTGGAGATCAATGCCAAGGATCTCATGCGCGACACTTGTCCTGTGTTGATGCAAGAATTCAAGCAACTGGGCATATACGACAATTTCTTTGTGATATCATTTATTTCAGTAGAAAGTGATCGCGAGTTTCCGCCACATGTGGATGTGGGGGTAGACATTGCGCTGAACATACCCTTGATCAACTGCAAAGGCACGTACACTGTATGGTATGATGGCCAGTTAAAAGATCAAGGGCTGCCAACTTACGCTATAGGTTCGCCTATTGCTGAAATATCTAGAGTGGCCAACCCTCGTACAGTAACCGAAATTGGTCGTTGCGATGCCAGTGTCCCGCATTGGATCAACGTCAACATGATTCATAGACCAGAAACCACACACGATCAATTTAGAGTGGCTGCCAGTGTCAGATTTGATCCTGAACCTGTGGATGAGTACGGCGAACTGTGGCCACATTTGATACAATAATACTATGTAAATAAAAGTTAACTGGAGGACTTCTATGCAACTGGTCAGATACAGAGATGCAGGTATGATGTCATACACTTGGTTTTATGTCAACGAAAAGAATCATTGTATTAGTCCCTATTTTGATAGTGAGCAAGAAGCACAAGCATGGTTAGATAAAATTTTTGATACTGAGGCTGAATAATGTTTGCTGTACTGTTATCTGTGGTGTTGAGTGCAACTGCCATCAACTATGAAGATTTAGAAAAATACTACTGGGACTGTGATACCAAGTACATGCTACAAACCATGTCTGGTCAAGATCTCAACAGTTGTATTTCCATAACCGAAGAGTTCAAAAAACACTTTACACCTGATGGGTTTGTTCGATACTGGAACGCCAACAAACAAAAACAATGGGCTGTTCGCGGATACATACCGGTTGACAACAAAGCCAAATAAATATATAATGCGAGTTATTGCTGTATGAAGCCGATAAAAATGGATTCAAGACGCGGGTTCGACTCCCGCCACCTCCACCTAAGTGTATAAGGTATATTTAGGTGGGGGTGACCAGGCTATCGATTGGGTCAGGAGTATTGAAGTGGACAGCACGGTAGGCGATGACCGTTAATCAAGCAAAAAAAGTAAAAGCAAACGACTCACAGTTCGCATTGGCCGCCTAAACGCCGCCTAGGGTAAGACATACCTCGTAACAGAAACTCAGAACCCGCTTCGGCGGGTTTCTCTTGATAAGTATTTCTATGATAGTTTACATACATGGTGCCAGTGCTACCGCAGAAAGTTTCACGCATATCCGACAGTTTGTTAGAGACCACACAGAAGAACCTGACACTGCATTGGAGTACAACAGTGAAGATGGATTTGAGCACAATCTCACAGCCATGAAAGGCCAGTTGGACAATGAGGATCGATTGTTCTTTGTGAGCCACAGCCTGGGCGGTATCTATGCCCTGCATCTAGCCAACTACTACCGTGAAACCACAGTGGGTGGTGTGAGTCTTAGCACACCCTATGGTGGCAGCAAGCAAGCAGATTTTGCACGTTATTTCTTACCGTTTAACCGGTTGATGAAAGACATTGGTCCCATGAGTCGACCCATGTCTGATGCTAAAAAATTGCCAGCACCTCCCAATTGGACACAGGTTGTTACAACACGTGGCGCCAGTCCCTGGATACATGAACCCAATGATGGCGTGGTCACTATAGAGAGCATGCAGTATCGTACAGATTTTGAACTGGTAGAACTGCCACTAAATCACTATGAAGTTGTGATCAGCAATCAGGTAGTCAAACTTGTGCTGGATCGAATTGGTCAAGTGCTTGGAAAAAAGTCTTGACTCTGGGCCAACAATAATATATACTACACACAAGGAACTACAATGGAAATAGCCGTAATTTTATTATCAGTGGTATTGTGCGGTGCTGTGTTAGCAGGTACCGCAGGTTACATTATGTTGGTATTGAACAATGAGTAAAGGATCAAGACCTCGCCCCTCAGTGATCAGTCAAGAAGAACTGGCCGCAAGACACGAATCAATTTTTGGCAAGAAGCCCGCCAAGGAACGTTATGTTCCGCCGCCCTTGCCTCCAGAGTTAGCAGGACCCAGTTCGTTTGAACGGCAGTTAGGAACCACCAAACTGCCGCCTGGAAGAACATAAATTGGCAAATAACATTTAAAAAATCATTGACTTTTCAGTCAATGTCATATATAATACACTATGATTAAGCAAAACGCCCAACTGTCCTTTGAGATACCCTCACATGATTATCGTCGTGAGGCGCTGGCCTATATCAACAGCGGGAGCAGTGGTACCTAATAAGAAAGTACTACTCAAGCAAAAACCCGCTACTTAGGCGGGTTTTTCTTTTTGTGCTAGACCAATAATGGCAGAGATGTTATACTAGAGACTAGTTAGAAATTAAGGTTACTTCAAAACGCAAGACACGCAGAAATGCAAAAAGTTGAGCAGGAAGTATTAAATGGGCAAAGCCCAGCCAATCAAACAGCACAGTCGATCGAGACTGGTTGAAAGGTTCGTTAAAATTTTGATTGTCATATAGTCCCTGTCTAGTTACAGGGTACTATATGTAAACACATTAGGGTTACCTAGCCGTTAGGGGTGAACGAAGGCTACACAGCGCACGCCGGATACCCATGAAGCAGGAGGGTTCTAGAGTATGACGAGACACCATCGAGTCAAAGGGCAAGAACTATCAAACTCCAGGAAGGCGACGGAACAACTAGGCATGTAATGAGGTCTTGACGCAAGTTGGTGATGCGTGTCAAGAACTTCCCTAATGTATTTTCATATAGTAAATTATATGTAAACACGCTTCAGCGGCATAGGCCGTGGTGGATAGTTTCTGTTTGGTACAGTATCCGAAGTGTGTTTTCATATAGTATGCACGGTTCATCTAGAGGCCTAGGATAGTAGCCTTTCACGCTATTCACACGGGTTCGAATCCCGTACCGTGTACCATTTTGTTCAACAGGAGTGAGTATGCAATATTCAGTTTGGCGCATAGATCTGTATGAGGATGAGCGATTGGATGAAATTTCCCAACATTGCTATCATCATTGGGTGAATGAAATACGACCTCAAAGCAAATGCTTGCCCGACGATGATGAATTGGAAGAGTTTGAGCGTTGGCAGTACGAAACATGGGGTGCCTTGAAACAGCCAGGTTTGAATCCCAACTTCAACGGTCTAGTGCATGCCCGCTGGATGGACTTTCCGTCAGAAACAGCGGCAGACAAATTTTTTGATTTCTATCGCGACAAAGAGTGGGATTACTGGGCAGAAAAAAACAACAGACATGACCGTATGTTTGTTTGTTCTCGGTAAAGTTTTTGTAAGGGCATATCGCCTGAGCACTTCTCCCAGCAATGGGACACTAGGCTCTGCAACCTTGCCCTTACTCTTTTTTGGAGACGTGGCAGAGTGGTTGATTGCACCAGACTGTAAATCTGGCCCCTAAAAAGCGCGGTGGTTCGAATCCATCCGTCTCCACCAATTTTGTTTTTATAGTTAAGCACCGATAAGGTATCGTGTGTGGACGCACACACTATTCGGGTCCAAGCGGCCGGCGACGGATCCTGACATAACTGCATCGGCTATGGACTGGAAGCCCCAGACTCCTAAATTTGCGTCCTCGGTGCTTAACTATAAAAATTGGTCTCAAAGTGTTCATGGACGCACGTATGCCTGTCACGCATAAAGAAGGGGATCGTTACCCCTTGAGACCGCCAAGTTTTGAGAGTGTCAGCAAGTACAGTCACGCTATCTAGGTAAGTTCGAACTACCGAAATAGTAAAAGGGGACGGGTTCAACTCCCGGGGAATCGGAAGATTCCTGCAGATTGGTTGCTAACTGGACAGGTGCCCAAGTGATATCCATCGCGAGCGAGGTCAGGCTAGGCGGCCGGTAAGTCCTGAATAAATCTACGATAAAAGCGGCGTAGGCTCTCAAATTCAATCGGCGACCATAGTTCATTTGGATAGAATACTGTGCTACGAACGCAGGGGTGGGAGGTTCGAATCCTTCTGGTCGCGCCACTTATGGTGCAGTTAGTTTAGTGGTAAAACCGCGGGTTGTGATTCCGCTATCACCAGTTCGATCCTGGTACCGCACCCCAACAACATCATACATACAACATGAAAAATTATTGTGCCATGCCATTCAACCATGTCAGTGTTGGCAATAACGGCGACTATCAAATTTGTTGCATACACCCAGTTCCTAAAGAACACAGACAAAATATTAATCAAACTGGTGTGGATGAGTGGATGCAAAATCCTTACCTAGCACAAGTTAGGTCGGCTTTTGAACAGGATGGGAAACATCCTGGTTGTCAACGATGCTGGCAACAAGAACAGTCAGGCACACAAAGTATCAGACAGGTTCAAGCCAAGGAATACAAAATCATTGGTGCCAAGCCCATGCAATCGCGGATACTGCATATTGAAATAGCAGTAGGCAATCTTTGCAATTTGTCTTGCGTGATGTGTAGTGAGTACAACAGCAGTGCAATCTTGGCTGAAAATCGACAACTTGGCATTGCTGTGCTGGATCAACGTGAATTTACCTGGTCCGAATCTGCGTTTGAAAACCTACAACAAATATTGGATTACAGGCCCAGAGTAATTCATCTTCGCGGTGGCGAGCCACTGTACAACAAACGAATTTTAGAATTGCTTGATGCTTTTCCAATAGAACATGCTAGAAATACCTTGTTGCACTTGACTACCAACGCTACAACATGGTCTGATCAATGGCAACAAGTATTGAGCAAATTCAAATCTGTGCGGATGATGTTGAGTGTGGATGCAATAAATGAGTTGTCCGAATACATTCGTTATCCCAGCAAGTTTGCACAAGTCGAACACAACATAAAAAAGATCATAACATGTGCCAATGTTAACTCAGTTATTCACTGCACTGTGCAAAATTTAAACATCATGCACATTGGTCAAATCATCAAATGGGCCCAACGCATAAACACATATTTGATGTTGGATTTATTAGTGCAACCAGATTATCTTGAAATAACCAATTTGCCACCTGCGTTGAGACAGCAGGCCATTGAGCATTTGAACAGTGTGTTGTCACAAGATCTTGCACCACATATACAGTCAGAGATCACAGCATATAAAACAGCACTGGAAACTGCTGTATTTGATCAACTGCGTTGGCAACAATTTGTGGATACTGTCTCACGCAGAGATGCTGTGCGCGGTAATTCGCATAGAGATTTTTTAGAATACTAGGGAGAGTTGCTAATATTGGCCTAAGGGCTGGATTTATACACCAGTAAGCACCGTCTAGATAAGGCGGCGAATGTGGGTTCGATTCCCACCTCTCCTACCAAGTTAAACAGTGTGGCCTTTGTCAAAAACTCATTGACGGTGGGCCCAACTGCTGGGGACTTACATTGATCCTGTGCCGCTGAACGGGCGAGAGCCGCGACAACTGCTAGTCACAGTTTAATTCATGCTTCAGGAAGGTGGATACCTTTAAACATACAGCAGTAGGCCACACAGTTTACTAAATACTCATGACGCAGAGTGGAGAAGTAGTATCTCATCGGGCTCATAACCCGGGGACCGGCGGTGCGAATCCGTCCTCTGCAACCAAATTTTGGAGTGTATTATGATACAAATTGACGTTTCATGGGCAGAGCCGCCAGTTGACAGCGAGGAAACTCGCACATTGCAAATGGAGCACGTAAGAACAAATTACGATAACATAGCGGTTTTTCTTAGAGAATGTATTGATCAAAATTTAATTTTAAATTTTTTCCATGACGCCGCTCCTGATTACAAAAGAGAAACTACAACTTATTATTCTGCTGACTGGGAAAGTGCTAGGATATTTGAACAAAAATTCCAAGATACTTCGGCTGAATTTTCTTTGAGAAAATTGTGGAATGAATTGGGATATGACACTAAAATTTCTATGAAAGAAATTGATTTCTCTACTGTAGATACCACAGAAGGCATTACTGACTTATTAGACGAAGATGCAAGAATATTATGGGCAATTTATTTTTAAATGTATTCGATTGCAATACGCCTGTCAGTGGCGCCGGAAAACAATTTTGAATCGATCAAAAATTGGATTAATTGCATAAATTCATCGCATAAAGAAATATACAATTGGTTTTCTACTTTGATTGGCCAAAACATCTTAATTAATAAAATTCAGATTGATGTAGATGGCACGTTTGACACAACTTTTTACTATGCAAATGATTATGCCAACGCTTGTTTATTTGCAGACAAATTCCAAAATCAAAAATTAAATTTTTCAATAGGTGATCTTTCTATGAAGCAATTTTGGAATCATTTTGAATTTAATATAGACATAAACATTTTAAAAATTACTGATAAGATCAAATCTAATCTACTAGATTTAGTAGACAGTAACACTGGAGAAATCTGGAATACAAAATTTCCATTGACAGATCCCTACGACTATGGAAAAACTTTACCATAAATTTTTCAAAGTAGGTTGACAACAAATGATAAATAAACTATAATAGGAACTATGATGAAACAACAATTCTGTTCAGCAACGAAACCCATGTCCCTCCAGTCAACAAACTGGTTGCTGGCCAATGGCTTTGCGAACAGCATTCCAGGAGAACCGGGGTTCTGATTAGACTATATTCGTATACCTAACAAGAACCCTGGAACTAAACACTCCAGGGTTTTTCATTATGTGGCATAGGGAACGCGACCCTGCAGACACACTAAACACTGCTATAATGTGGGCGGCCTCGAGGATGAGAAGACTGTGGCGACAACGCAGTTGGTAAAAGTCGAGCGTATTAAAGCATTCTCGCTTATATGGGTTCATCCATGAAGAGTGCTTTAATACACACACTGGTCTCAGTGTGTTAAAATATCTCGTAAGTGTTACGGTAGCACATCAGTCTCCAAAACTGAGGGCCGCGGTTCGACTCCGTGACGGGATACCAAATAATTTGGGCTGTTGGTATAGTTGGGAACACAATGCCCTTGCAAGGCATAGTCACCGGTTCGACCCCGGTACGGTCCACCAAATTTTTTTCAGCAGGTAGTGCCTGCTAAGTATTTCGAAGGTGCGGTCCTATAATGGTATTAGAGCGGATTGCTAATCCGTCGCTCGGTGAAAGCCGGGTTCTGAGTTCGAGTCTCAGTCGCACCGCCAAGAACATTCCCTAGTAGCACAGCGGTAGTTGCGCTTCACTGTTAATGAAGATGTCGTACGTTCGATCCGTACCTAGGGAGCCAAATAAAAAAAGGAAACGGTATGTCAAACACATTTAAGACCAGCAATGATCCAATGAAACACAAGACTGGTAAACCCAGACTTGGTCCACTCAACGTAGAACAATTGACCAAGTTATTGGAGTCAGCACGTAAAAAGCACCGGGCAAAGATTCAACGTGCCTTGGATTATAAATTGCACATTCAACGGACTTTGTCAAAGTCTTAACAAACACGCCCTACTAGTATAATGGCATTACACTGGTTTTGTAATCCTGTGATGGCAGTTCGATTCTGTCGTGGGGCACCAAATAAGTAACAGTATGAGACCAATATATAAAGTTTTAGATGTAGACAACCATCAGGCCATAAGTGATCAAGTGTACGAATACGTATGTAATAACACTGACATATTAAAAACTAGATATCCGGTATTTTATACTGATGTAAGTATTCCGCATATTTTACAGCATGTGCCTTTGTTAAAAAACTTCTTAGAACAAAGATTTTTAACTCCTACTTTAATTTCTATAGTAGTGGTGACACCAGACGAAACACCGTACATCCATGTAGACTATATTGATCCATTTGTAAGAATATTATGGCCAGTGATGCATTGCGAAGGGTCTAAAACAAAATTTTATGATATTCCTAAAGAATTCTTAAAATTAAATAGCCAACCCGAAGCATCAACAAACACTTATTATGATATAACAGAAGAAAGAGATTGGCCAATTCTTGATGAGATTGAGTTAATTCAACCAATTGTGTTTGACGCAAGTTTTGCTCATGCGGTGCATCCTAATCCGACTGCTCCAGGAAATAGAATAAGTTTTACAATTGGATTTGACAAAGACCTGCCTATCAGCAAGTCAGTTAAAGCATGGTTCAGCTTTCAACGCTGAACATTTTACAACAAGGAGAACGACATGAAACGAGGTAAACCGTAGTGTCGCTCTAGATCCCGTATTGGTCTAGGGTTGGCACGTAAAATCAAACAATTACGAACAACCCTCGCTGGCGTTTAACGGTTAGCGCATCTGACTCTTAATCAGCAAGGTCCAGGTTCGAATCCTGGGCGAGGGACCAATATGGGATTGTAGTTTAATGGCTAAAACATCCGGCTTTTAACCGGTAAGAGTCTCGGTTCGAGTCCGAGCAGTCCCACCATATAAAAACACACTGGTCTACCGCCACCGAGAGGTAGTTAAAGACAATGACAAGCAACAGCCAGTGTGTTTCTATATGGTAATATAGCATAGTGGCTAATGCAGTTGCTTCATACGCAACCTATCGTTGGTTCGAGTCCAACTATTACCACCAAGTTTTGGCCGGTTAGTTAAATGGTATAACGGTCGCTTGATAAGCGATTATCACAAGTTCAATTCTTGTACTGGCTACCAATTCAGTTGGGGTGTCGCCTAGAGGCCTAAGGCACTGGTCTTTGAAATCAGTAT